TGCAAACCAAGACAGACAAGCATCGCACTCTTGACCGGTCTCGCTATACGGTCCCACCAAAAAAGAGTTGACTTTTTATAAATCATGCTCATTGTTGGGAGCATGAAATCGCTCTTCTTTTCCTCCATCGACATGGCCATCCTCGCCTATCGCATCGCCCGAGCCAATGGACTGTACTGTGTGCTCGACGGCAAGAGCATCAAGTTTGAGACGGAGGAAGACGCCGAGCTTGCCGAGTTTATTCTTCCCAGCTACCACATCAACGCCCTCTATTCCCCGTTCATGCCCTGGGCGGAGATCGCCCGCGAGCAGATCGCCGCCACTGCCAACCCCACCAAGGCCAAGGCCTTCAGCCAGCAGCTGAAGGGCGAGCCCTGGGACGAAGCCTTCGACCTGCCGAAAGCCGACATCCTCCTCCTCCGGCGCGACCGCTGGCAGCCCGGCCAGGTGCCGCCCCAGGTGCTGTTCCTGATCGGCGCCACCGATGTGCAGGGCGATCGCCTGGTCTGGGCCGTCTGGGGCTTCGACCGCCACTTCGGCATGTGGCTGATCGACACCGGCATCATCGAGGGTGACCCGACGCTGCCCCAGGCCTGGCAGGAGCACGACACCCTGCTCTCCCGCCGCTGGACCGATGCCTGGGGCAAGCCCCGCGCCCCCGAGAGCTGGGGCATCGACTCGGGCTACCTGTCGAGCCACGTCTACGCCTACGCCCGCCGCCACGCCGCCCGCGCCGAGCCCCGCATCCGCGCCCTCGACGGCCGCGACAAGTGGAAGCTCCCGCCGCTCGGCACGCCGAAGATGGTGGACGTGGACTGGCAGGGAAAGAAGATCGGCAGCGTCGCGCTCTGGCCCGTCGGCACTTGGGACATGAAGTCCGAGCTCGCCGGCGCGCTGCGCCTCACCGAGCAGGGCCCCGGCCCCGATGGCTGGCCCGCCGGCGCCGTCCGCTTCAACGAGACGATCGACCGCGCCTGGCTCGACGAGCTGCTCGCCGAATACTGCGCCGAGGATCCCCGCACCGGCGCGCGGAAATGGGTGAAGATCACCGCCCGTAACGAAGCCTGGGACCTCGCCGTCTACTGCCGCGCCCAGGCCAGACACGAGACGATGCAGTTCGATGAGGCGCGCTGGAACCGCCTCGCCGCCGAGCGCCTCGGCCCGCCCGCCGACGTGCAACCCGACCTGGCCACCCTCTGGGCGCCCGACCTCCACGCGGTGACGGCCGAGCCCCCGGCGCCGCCGAAGCCGGAGGCGCCGCACACCCCGCCCGCCGCCTTCATCCCTCGTCGCACGGGCTGGATCCCGCGCGGCGGCACCTGGCTCCGCTGAGGAACCCCGATGGCCTGGACCAGCTCCGACGCCGACACCCTGCGCGCCGCCATCGCGTCCGGCGCCAAGCTGGTGCAGTACGCCGACGGCCGCCGTGTCGAGTACCAGACCATCAAGGAAATGATCGCCGCCATCGCCACGATCGAGGCCGCGATCGCCGCTGCCACGCCCACCTCGCCGTCGCGGATGTCCCGCGTCGTGCACCACCGGGTCTAGACATGCGGGTGCTCGACTCCCTCGGCCGTGCGCTTGACCTGGCCATCGCGCCCTTCGCGCCGGCTGCCGCCCTGCGCCGCGCCCAGGCCCGCGCCGCGTTCCTGCACGTCCGCGCCTACGAAGGCGCGCAGAAGAACCGCCGCACGCAGGGCTGGCGCGCCGGCACCACCGGGCCCGTCGGCGAGGTCCGCGCCGGCCGCTCCGTCCTGCGGGACCGCTCGCGCGACCTGGTGCGCAACAACGCGTGGATCGCGAACGCCGTCTCGATGAAGGTCGCCAACCAGGTCGGCACCGGGATCCGCGCCCGCGCCGCCACCGGCAACAAGGAACTCGACAAGCGGATCGACGCGCTGTTCGCCGAATGGTCGCAGGCCTGCGCGCCGGAGAGCGGCGGCGACCTGTTCAGCCTCCAGGCCCTCGCCGCCCGCACCCGCTGCGAATCGGGCGAGGGGCTGGTGATCCTCGACCGCACCGGCGGCCTCACCCCGGCCGGTGTGCCGCTCGCCCTGCAGGTGCTGGAGCCCGACTGGATCGCCGACGACATGGCGGGCACGGCCGGCGCCCGCAACGGCTGGCGCGACGGCATCCGCTTCGACGACGCCGGCCTGCGCTCCGCCTATCGCCTGTGGCAGTCCAACCCGGCCGAATCCGGCATCCTGTTCGCCCGCCGGGCGGCGCGCGAGGTCCCCGCCGGCGACGTGATCCACCTGTTCCGCCAGGACCGCCCCGGCCAGATCCGCGGCGTGCCTGACGTGGCCAGCGCCATGATGCGCATCCGCGACCTCGACGACTACCACGACGCCGCGCTGATGCTGGCCAAGGTGCAGGCGCTGCTCGGCGTCTTCGTCACCAGCGCCGGCGGCCCGGCCGACTCCAGCCTCGGCCAGCCCAGCACCGGGGCAAGCGGCGAGCGGCTGGAAGATCTGGCACCCGGCATGCTCGCCTATCTCCGGCCGGGCGAGGACGTGAAATTCCTCGCCCCCGAGCCCGGCGGGCCGTTCGCCGAGTACACCAGGATCGCGCTGCACCTGATCGCGGCCGGGCTGGAGACCACCTATCACGAGCTCACCGGCGACCTGTCGGACGCGAACTATTCCAGCCTCCGCGCCGGCAAGATCGCGGTCCGCCGCCTGCTGGAACAGCACCAGTGGCTGGTGCTCATTCCTCGCCTGTGCCGCCCGATCTGGAACGCCTTCATCGCCCAGGCGATCATCGCCGGCCGGCTGCCGGGCACCGCCGCCAACGCGCCCGCGAAATGGACCCCGCCGCGCTTCGAGATGGTCGATCCGAGCCGCGACACCGAGGCGCTGAAATCCCAGGTCCGCGCCGGCCTGCTGACCTGGCCGGAAGCCGTGGCCGAGCAGGGCTACGACCCGGAAGAGCAGCTCGCCGAGATCAAGGCCTGGAACGCGAAGCTCACCGACGCCGGCGTCGTGCTCGACATCGATCCGCGGCTCACCACGGGCGTCGGCGGCCCGGTCAACCCGGCTGCGACCTCGGCCGTAGCCCTCAAAGGAGACTGACATGCAGCGTTTCCATCTCGACGAGGCGCAGCGCCACCTGGCCGGCCTGGCCGAGCGCACGCCCCAGCAGAAGGACCACACCGACCGCGTGATGCGGGCGGCGCAGGTGCTGGCCGCCGAGATCGATGCGCTGCGCGGTCAGCGGCACGGCGAAGCCGATGAGGCCGAGCTGGTGCCGCTTGCAGGCGTGGACGGCGATCCCGACGAGATCGAGGCCGCGCTGCTCAGCCTCGATGACGCTGTCGCCGCAACGTTCAAGGCGATCGTCCCGGCCGCCTGACATAGCGGCGCCCTTTCCCCAGCACGAGGCAACCGCCATGCCCGACGACATCGCCACCCGCCCCGCCGATCGGGGCTTCGCCCGCGCGCAGCTCGCACCCAGCACCTGGAACGGCGCCGAGCGCACCATCGACGTTGTCTGGACCACGGGCGCCGACGTGCAGCGTGCCGACTGGTGGACCGGGGCGCGCTGGATCGAGCGGCTGCTCGTCACCCCGGAGGCGATCGACCTGTCGCGCCTCAATGCCAGCGCCCCCGTGCTCAACACGCACAGCACCTGGGACCTGGCCGACCAGATCGGCGTGGTGCTGTCCGCCAGCATCGAGGGCGGGCAGGGCCGCGCCACCATCAAGCTGTCCGACCGCGAGGAGATCGCCGGCATCGTCCGCGACATCGGCGCCGGCATCATCCGCAACATCTCGGTCGGCTACCGGGTGGACCAGTGGGAGGTGAAGGAAGCCACCGCCACCTCCGGCGAGATCCGCACCGCCAAGCGCTGGACGCCGATGGAGCTGTCCTTCGTTCCCGTCCCCGCCGATGCCGGCGCGCAGTCCCGCGCCGAGCTGTCTCCGCCTTCCCCCGCTCAACCCGCGGCACGCGCCGCCCAGCAGGAGCCGACCATGGATCCGCAGACCCCGGGCGCGCAGCCCGCCCCCCTCGACGAAGCGGCCATCCGCGCCGCCGCCACCCAGGCGGAACGCGCGCGCGTTGCCGAGCTCGGCGTCATCGCCCGCCAGGCGGGCCTGCCCGACGAAACCCTGGCCCGCATGGTGACGGACGGCATCAGCCTCGACGCCGCCCGCACCGAGGCGCTGGCCTTTGTGGCTTCCCGCGCCACGCCGCGCGTGTCGCCCGACGCGAACAGGGATCGCCAGGACGCCGACGAGACCGAGGTGCGGCTGCTGCGCAATGCGCTGGAGCATCGCGCCAACCTGGCCGGCACCACGCTGGAGCAGGGCGCCCGCCAGTTCCGCGGCTACCGCCTGGTGGACTTCGCCCGGCACAGCATCGAGCGGGCCGGCGGCTCGCATCGCGGTCTGACGGCCGCCGAGACCTTCCAACGCGCCTTCCAGCTGTCGCGGCGCAACCAGCTCACCCGCGACGGCGGCTACCACGCCACCGGCGACTTCCCGGACCTGCTGGCCAACACCGCCAGCAAGGCGCTGCGCCAGAGCTACGATTCGGCGCCGCGCACCTTCGTCCGCTGGGCCAACCGGGTCACCCTGCCCGACTTCAAGTCCTTCAAGCAGGTCGCGCTCGGCGGCGCCTCGGCGCTCGCGGCGATCACCGAGGGCGGGGAGGTCACCTACGGCACGCTCGACGACAATGCCGAGACCTGGAACCTGGCGCGGTAC